ACGTAAAAAAGCTATGTTATACGGAGACTGGGATGCGTTTGAAGGACAATACTTTGAAGAATTCAACAGAGATATCCATGTCATTGAACCGTTTGATATTCCAGATCATTGGGATAAATATGTAACCATAGATTATGGACTAGATATGTTAGCGGTATATTGGATTGCTATTGATACAGAAGGATCAGCTTATATTTATAGAGAATTCTGTCAATCTAATTTAATTATATCTGATGCTGCAAAAAGAATATCTTCTTTAACTAGAGAAAAAGTAAAAATATTTTATGCACCTCCAGATTTGTGGAACAGAAGGCAAGACACAGGAAAGAGTGCGGCTGAAGTATTTAGTGAGAATGGCTTATATTTAGTTAAGTCTAACAACGATAGAGTGCAAGGGTGGTACAATATAAAAGAATGGTTACAAGTGTTTGATATTAAACATTCTCAAACTGGATTAGATGTAAAAAGTACAAGGTTGAAAATTTGGAAGAATTGTGCTATACTAATCAAAAATCTACCTTTGTTACAACATGATGAAAAAAAACCAAACGATGTAGCGAACGAGCCTCACGAACTCACTCACAGCCCAGATGCGTTACGTTATTTTTGTTCTATGAGAAATCCTGCCGCTACTAAAACGGATTCAAAACAAATTAAGCATGGATTTAATTCAGAAAAACCAAAAGTAAACGAATTAACAGACATGAACATACATAAATCATATGTTAATTATGGTTTCTAAAGGGAGAAAATAATGTTATATATTTTATTTTTTACAATCATTATGGTATTCCCTATTATTTCCGTTATTATATATAGAAAAGGGATTACTGATGGAATTGATTTAATTAAAAATAAAGAAATAAAGCCTTTAGAAAGTCCTCAAATTAAAATTTTTACAAAAAAAGAAGAAAAAGAAGATGACGTAGTAACTTCGGGATTTAACAACCTGATGACATATGATGGTAATCCTCCGAAAGGGGTATAATAAATGGCAAACAATCCTAAAGGTTACATGGGAAAAGAAACTGAAGAATGGAAACAATATCAAGCAGGAATAGATTACAATCACAAAGTAGATTTATACCAAACTGTAAATAAGAATGAAAGATTTTACGCAGGGGATCAATGGATGGGTGTTGTTAGCAATGGACTTCCTACTCCTGTTTTTAATATTTTAAAAAGAATTATAAATTATTTCGTTTCATCCATATTAAGCCAAAATGTAACGATACATTTTGTACCAGAAAATGTTGGAGATTCAGTTACAACTGAAGAAGAAGAAAAAATTAAAAAAGCTTCACAATTACTTTCTAGTTATTCAGCAACTTTGTTTGAGAAAAATAAAATTAATAATAAATTAAGACAATTGTTATTGGATGCAGCAATTAGTGGTGATGCTTGTGGTTATGTTTATTGGAATTCTGAAATAGATACAGGACAAGATTCAAAAGGTGACATAGATGTAGATACAGTTGATAACGTAAATGTTTTTTTTGGAGATCCAAATGAAGTAGATGTCCAGAAACAAAGGTATATTATTATATCAGCAAGAGAACTTGTTATTAATTTACAAGATGAAGCAAGAGCAAATGGTTTTCCTGAAGAAGATGTATTGCGTATAGGTAGTGATGAAGAAACTTTTTACCAATCAGGTGATCGTTCTCAATTACAACTTGATTACAGATTTTCAGGAATGGGGAAAACCACCTCGCTACTTAAATTATATAAAAAAGATGGAAAAGTTTTTGCAAAAAAAATAACAAAGTTTTCAAACATTCGCAATGAATGGGACACAAAATTAAGTTTATATCCTGTTACTTGGATGAATTGGGATGTAAGAAAGAATTCATACCATGGTCAAGCATTGGTTACAGGTATCATTCCAAACCAAATTTTTATTAATAAAATGTTTGCTATGGCAATGATGTCATTAATGCACACAGCTTTCCCAAAAGTAATCTATAACAAGAATATGATTACAGCTTGGAACAATCAAGTTGGAGCGGCAATTGGTATTGAAAGAATGGGTAACGAATCAGTAGGTAATGTTGCTCAATACATGAACGCAGGACAAATGTCGGAACAAGTTATGAGAACGATAGATTTAGCTATAAATTACACGAAAGACATGTTAGGCGCTAATGATAACTTACTTGGAGATATTAATCCAGAGAGGGCTTCAGGACGTTCTATCATTGCAGTGCAACAAGCATCAGCAGTTCCTTTAGAAAGTATCAAACAAAATATGTATCAATTCCTAGAAGATATGGGTTACATATGGTTGGATTACATTTCTAAATATTATGGAACAAGAAAGATAGATGCTGAGATTTTAGGTAAACGTCAAATTGTAGAATTTAACTTTGATGATTTACAAAAGATGAAATTTCGTTTAAAAATAGAAGTAGGAGCTTCCTCTTATTGGTCTGAACTTGCTTCCAATGAAACTTTAGATGGATTGCTACAACAGGATAGAATTACATTCAAACAGTATTTAGAAAGAATTCCAGTAGGACTTATTACAAAAAAACAATCATTGCTTGAAGACATCAAAAATCAAGATGTTAAGCAACAATTTATTTATGAACAATTAGCTAAATTTGTTGATGGACTACCACCAGAACAACAAGAAGCAATTAAACAATTACCACCTGAAGAACAAGAAAAAGAAGTTATGCAAATGATGATGCAACAAAAAGGAGGAACACTCTAATGTATGGATCAAAAGCAAAAAAAGGAAAAGCTGATGTTGTTATGGCTATGATGTTTGGTAAAAAGACTCCAATGTCAAAAAAAGCTAAGCCACAAGTAATGAAATCTTATGGAAAAATGAGTTCGAAAACTAAAAAAATGTAACTTGCCCACCAAGGCACAGGAGGAAATTTAAATGAATGACAACCAAATCATTGATTCAGTATTAGAAGAAAAACAAGATTCAACTACTTCCGTTTCGGAAACAGTTGCACCTGAAATTACAAATGATAATGATTATTTAGAAATAAAATACAACAAAGAACAAATACGTATTGATAAAGAACAAGCAAAAGAACTTGCACAAAAAGGAATGAATTACGAAAAAGCAGTAGAAAGAGCAAGACAAGAAGCAAGGGACAGTTATATATCTGAACAGGGTTATGAATGGAACGGAAAAGCAATTACTACCGAATCCGACTACCAACAAGCTTTAAAAGAAAAAGAAATGATTGAGCAATATCAACAAAAAGATTTACCTGATGAGGTAATTCAAGAACTTGTTGAAAATAGAAAGTTCAGAGAAAACTATGAAAAACAACAAAATGAAATACAAACTAAAACTCAGAGAGACCGAGATTTCCAAAACTTCTTAGAAGCATACCCTGACACAAAAGCAGATTCTATTCCACTTTCAGTATGGGAAACCGTAGAAAAAGGGGAGAGTCTAGTAAATGCTTATATGCGTTATGAAAATCAATTGCTCAAACAAAAACTAAATATAGAACAAAAGAATCAAGAGAATGTTAACTCGTCCATTGGTGCAGTTCGTTCTTCAGGAACAACAAGCCCTTTTTATACAAGGGAACAAGTTAGTAAAATGTCTACAGCAGAAGTAAATCAGAATTGGAAACAAGTACAAGAATCTATGAAAAAATGGTAAAGGAGAAATTATAAATGTCTATTTCAAATTTTATTCCTCAGATTTGGTCTACAAAAATTATTCGTACATTAGAAGATAATTTAGTGGGTAAAAGAATTTGTACACTAGAAGCAGAAGGTGAAATTAAAAAATCAGGAGATACTGTATTTTTTAATGGACTAGCTGACCCAACAATTTCTGCATATTCTGGTAGTGTTTCTTACGAAGCATTGCAAGATGCAGGGGTAGTAATGTTAATTGACCAAAAAGACTATTTCGCTTTTAAAGTAAGCGATATCGAAAAAGCACAAGCAAATGTAGATGTAAAAGGTAGTCAAGCAGATAGATCTGCTTATAAACTACAACAATCCGCTGATACCTATATCTTAGGATTACATGGACAAGCTTCATTAACTTCTTCCGGAACTGTAACTTCAGCTAATGTTTTTTCAATTGTTGGGGAAGTTCAAAATTCATTGGCACAAGCTAACGTATCTGACAAAGATATGTGGATGATTATTACGCCTTGGGTTAGACTTAAACTAGAACTTGCAGGAGTTAAATTTCAAATCAACAATGGTGTCAACGGAACTGGTGGAATGGCTTGGACAGATGCTTTAGGATTTGATATCTATGTTACAAATCAAGTTATTAATACAGGTACTGTAGCCGCTCCCGTTTCAAAAATTTTAGCAGGTGCTTATAATTCAATTGGATTCGCAAGTCAGATCATGGAAACTGAAGCAGTTCGATTAGAATCCTCATTTGATACAGGTGTTCGTGGATTGCATGTTTATGGCGCTAAAGTAATTCAACCTAATCTTCTTCACACAGCTACGTTGACATATGCAGCTGAAACTACTATTTAATTAATTAAGGAGGAAACCTAAAATGTCAGCAAAAACAACAGCAACAACAGTAGCAGCTACAAGTGTAGCACTAAATACACCTATAGCAACTACTTTTGTAACAGCAGTAAATACAGGAACAACTTCAACAGATACTGAATTTTTTGAAATTACAGTAAGTAAAGCTGAACCTCGTGGAGTTATTTTAATTCAAAACTTTAGTACAGTATCAACTTCCACAGTTAGATACACAGTAGTAGCTCCAACAGGAACTTCTAAGTATTGGGCTGCAGGCTCAGATATTACTGAAGCATCAATTGCAGGAGCTTTAAACAGTGGTGCAAATCAAGTTTCAATTAATATCGAAGGTGCAAAATATACTAATACAAGCGGAAAGATTCGTGTTAATGTCGCTTTATCAACAGCAGGAGTAACTACAGGCGGTCTTGCGGCAGTATGTAAGATTGCATACGTACAACTTCCATAATTAAACAGGGGAGAGAAATCTCCCCTCCTTTTTGGAGAAAAAAATGAAAATTATTGGAACACCTAATTTATTAGTAAAATTTAACAAACCATTAGGAACTTTAAAATATATAAAATTTAATGATATTGGTGAATACGAAACTGAAAATGAAGCAGTTATTAAAAGACTTTCACAACATTTTAGCATCGGTAAATTCCCATGTAAATATTGTAATAAATTTTTTGAAAATAAAGGTGATTTACTTGTTCACTATCGTAAACACAAGGAGGTAAAACAATGAGTCAAGCAATTATTAGTTTGCTTAATGGATTAAAAGGAGAAGATTTTGTAGCTGTAACACCATCAGATAGCACTGTACTCACATTAACTCAAGGTATATATGTAGGTACTTCTGGTGATCTAATTGTTTTAACAAAAGCAGGAACAACAGCTACTTTTAAAAATATAAGTTCAGGAGTTATTTATCCAATTCAGTGTACTAAGGTTGGTGTAAGCTCAACTGCTGCTGATATTTTGGCGGTGTATTAAGAATGAGTGGTTATGCAATCGCAAATGGTATTGGATTTAATTCATTAGGATTCTCCCCAAAATCAATTTCAAACCTGCAATTATGGCATGATGCAACCGATATAGGGACACAAGGTTATTCATTAGATTTTGACGGTACAATTGATGAAGCACGAGCAGATAACGAAATAATAGAATATCCTTTTACACTTGAAACTTGGGTTAAAAGTGATACAGCAGGAAGTACCCAAAGTTTTTTTGGTATTGTACAAAGTGGTGTAAATTCTCGTTATTATAATCTTGGCATGGTTTCTGGAACTTTTGTACTTAAAGCTAGAAATACAACACAAATTATTACAACAGGGACAACTACAGTTGTTGATGGTACATGGTATCACGTTGCAGGTGTTTTTGCATCAGCCACTGATAGGAAATTATATGTTGATGGAATTTTAGAAGGAAGTGGAACAGATTCTGTTCTTTTTTCTAATTTAACTGATAAAGTCCTTTTAGGAGTTCAGAGAATTACTAGCCCAGATTTATATCTAAATGGAAAACTATCTGATGTAAGAGTATGGAACACAGAGAGAACTTCAGCAGAAATATTAGATAATTATAATAAACGATTAATAGGTAATGAAACTGGTTTAGTTGGCTATTGGAAACTTAGCGAAGGTATCTCTGCAGTAGCAAAAGACTTTACTAGTAATGCAAATGATGCAACAATAACTGATGCAGTGTGGATTGTAGATGAGCCGTTTAGCAATGGAATTATTTCTGATTTTACAAGTGTACGAATATGGAAAGATAAAAGTATTAATGGATATCATGCAGAACAAGCAACAAGTGCAAATCGTCCAACATATCGAAGTAATCAAATAGATAGCAAAGCTACAATACAATTTGATGGAACTGATGATTTCTTATCATTACCTAGTGGTGCATTAGGTATATTACGAAATGTTGGAGGAGCAACTGTATTTGTAGTTTATAAAGCTTCAACTGATTTAACGCTTCAATCAGGTATTTATTTTTCAACTACTTCTGCAGGTTCAATAAGACTTCAATTAAGAAAAACTGCTTTAAATGTTTTTGCTACAAGTGGTCGTAGATTAGATGCAGATACATTAGAAACCATTAATTCAAGTACAACTAATGCTGGAAATTATATTTTACAATCTGTAAAAGTTGATTATCAAAATACTTCAATACAACAGTTTTTAAATAACACATTGGATGGTCAAGACTTAACTTTTCAAACTTCAGGGAATACAAGTGATACAGATTCTCTTAATGCAATTTTAGGTGCTACTAATTCAGGTAGTTATTTAAACGGAAATATAGCAGAAGTTATTGTTTTTAATAGAACATTAAGCACAACTGAGTTTACAAATGTAAATAAATACCTTATGGCGAAATGGGGATTATAAAATGATTCATAGATATTTCGTTATCACAAAAGATAAAAAAGATGAAGCGAACGCTTTTTGTAATTCCATAGGTGCAGAAGGTGATACTTTTACAGTACCCCTTTTTAAAAATCAAGTTCATACTCATTACTGGACTGGATGGCTAATGACAACAGAACAGTATTTACAAATGGCAAATAAATACACTACAAATTTTGATAACTACATGGAAACTTTAGAAACTCTTGGTTTAGAAGTAAAAAACGGAGATGATGAATAGTGGCTACAACTGTTCAAGAAGTATTTGAAATTACAATGGATCTGATTGATGAAAGATTAGATACTGGTGTTATTGATGTGACAGACACAGCGTCATATAAAGTAAAAACTCCTGGTATTCTAAACGTTCTTCAAGCTGAACTTTTAAAACCTGGTGATCTTTTTTCTACATTTTCAATTTCAAACAAACCTATTGAAAATAAATTAGGCTTTAAATCTGAATTTAATGTTATTAACTATGAAGGCACAGAACAAATATACATTGCAAATTCTTCTATAAAAGCATATTATTTTGAAGTAGATGATGCTTCAACTGTTTTTGTAGAAGATTACACAACAGGTTGGAATATACTAGCAACTGTAAGTGCTACTTCTACAAATGGTTTTACTGCATACAAAGGAATAGTAACACCTACTGCAAATGCAACTCAATCAAGATTACGCTTTACAGGAACTTATTACTATAGACATGTAAACAGAGCTTTATTTAATGTTCCTTTTTTAAGTAGCACTAAAGTGCCTGATTATCGTCCATGGGTTGAAAAAGCAATGCCTTCTGATTTTGAAAGTGTTGATGAAATTATTAATGAATTTTACGAACAAAATTATACAAAAGATGCTAGTTTTAAATGGGAAGGCAGAAATAAACTTTTTATTGATTATTATTACGAAGGGAATATACGAATAGTATATCACCCTATTCCAATCAAATTAACAGCAACTACAGATACATTGCAATTAAATGATATTACTTCAAGAACTATTCTGCCATATGGATTAGCCGCTCATTTATTACTTTCTGAAAATTCCCAATCTGCTTCTTTCTTCCAACAAAGATTTGAAGAACTTAAAATGCTTGGAACAAGACAACAAGCTGTAAGTTCTGAACAAATATTTGATATTTATGGAGGTATATAAATGGCTTCTATTAGTCAATCAAAAACTCCTAAACCATTAAGTATAGAAAGATTTTTAGGTTTAAATGAAGATACAACTGGAGATACGCAACTAGAAGTAGGCGAATCTCCAAACATGACTAATTTTCGTTTAAGTGAAAATTATAAACTTAAAAAAAGAGAAGGTTATGTAGAATTATTTTCAACTCAAGGAGCTTACCGAACAAGAGGAATGTGGTATGGTGACTTGAATGGAACAGAAGAATTTTTATTTAATCTTAATCAAAAAATATTTAGAGAAGAAAGTATCAGTGGAACAGATTATGTTTCCCTCGATACTTCTTCCTATGTCTTAGTTGATGTTGTTATAACATCAGCTATTACTACACCTCTCGCAGGAACAACTGGAGTAGATGGGTTTACAATATATACAAATAAAAGTGGAGAAACATTAACAGAAGTTTCACAAGCTAACATTGATTTAACATCTAGTATTGGGAAGTATTACTACCATACTGATAAAACAATATTTATTATTGTAGCAAAAGGAACTTACGCAACAGATGTATTAGCAAGAATAGGATTAGGAACAAGTATAGTTTATGTAGCCATAAATTATGAACTTGCATTAACTACTTATCGAACAATTGTTGATGCAGATATGCACTTTTTTACTTTTGAAGATACAGTTACTGTTCATCCTGCCGCAAACACTTTTCCTTCAGGAAGCGAAAGAACATTTACCAGAGAAACAAAAGTATATATGTTAAATGGTAATGAATATTATTCTTGGGATGGAACTTCATTTGAAGTTGTTAAAGGGTATACTCCATTAATACTAATTAGTACACCAAATACAGGTGGAGGAACAGTGTTTGAAGTAATAAATTCATTAACAGGTTCTAAAAGACAACAATTTAATGGATTAGCAGCTTCTAATACTGTTTATCAATTAGCAGAAACAGTTATAACAGCTATTGATTATGTTTATGCAAATGATGTAAGAGTAATAGAAGGTGCTTCTACAGGACAGTTTACAAAAAATTTAACAAATGGAACAGTTCAATTAAATGGAAATGTTTTTTTAGCAGGAACAAATAATGTAGAAATTTATTGGACAAAAGGAACAGGTACTAGAACTGATATTACAGATAACAAATACTCTGTATTATTTGGTGGTAAAAATGATACTCGTGTTTTTGTATATGGTGAAGATACAAATAGATTTCATTATACAGATTTAGCAGATGGTGTTTTTTCTGCTGATTATTTTCCTTCAACATATTATCAAGAAGTTGGTTCTCCAAACTATAAAATAACTGGAATGATTCGTCAGTATGATAGATTAATTATTTTTACAAACAATGCCGCTTATTATTCATTTTATGAAACCACATTAATTAATGATATTTCCGTTCCTGATTTCCCTTCATTCCCATTGAATCAAGCAAAAGGAAATTCAGCATTAGGTCAAGTTGCATTAATTCAAAATAATCCTTTTACTTTATGGAAAGGTGTACAAGAATGGGTAGCTACAACTGTAAGAGATGAACGAAACGCTAATTATATTTCTAAACGTGTTCAAGAAACTTTAGATTCCAAAGATTTATCTACAGCACTTACTATAGATTGGGAAAAAAATTATGAATATTTAATTTGTTTTGATAACATTGTAGTAATTTACAATTACAGATTAAATGTTTGGTACAAGTTTGAATTAAAAGACAATGTAACATCTTTATATATTAGAGAAGATAACTTATACTTTGGTACAGATGATGGTAGAATTATGAAATTTGATCCAGATTTAGAATCAGATCAAGAGTTATCAATAAATGCTCATTGGGAAAGTGGATTCTATGATTTCCAATCAGAGTATTTGCAAAAGTTTGTTGATGAAATGTATATCAGTATTCAACCTTCTGTATCTACATCTGTAGATGTAACTTATGAAACTGACAGAAA